TGTTAATACAACAATGAATTTAGTCATTACCAATAATGACTGTGGAACTACAAAAGGTATGCCAATGGCAACCTCTGATCCTCATATTATTGGCAGATATGATTCTCATGGGCATCAAATTACTAAGGAAAATTTAGATCAGATTCGTAAAAATCATGAGTCTATCGTAGTGCGTTCTCCTGCTACTTGTGAAGCTGTTCATGGAATTTGTCAGAAATGTTATGGGATCGATGAATTTCATCGCCTTCCTAAAATTGGCGATAACATTGGCGTAAAAGCTGCACAGTCTATTTCAGAACCACTTACTCAGGCAGCTATGAAAACATTCCATACTGGCGGAACTGCTGCTGGTGGTGGTGGTGTATTTGGTGGTTTTGAAGCTGTAAATAACTTCTTAGTTGCACCGGAAACGTTTAAAGATAAAGCTACAATGTCTACGCTTAATGGACAGATAACTTCTATTACTCCCGGTAGTGCTGGTGGACATTATATTAATGTCAATGATGTAGAACACTTTGTTACTCCTGGTTCTGGTGCATTATTAGTTAAAAAAGGTGATCACGTTAAGAAGGGCGATAGTTTAAATCATGGCATTCCGCATCCTAAAGAGGCTATTGGTTTACTTGGTGAAAATGCTGGCTTGCATAAGATAACGGAATCTCTTCATAAGATTTTTAAAGATTCAAGCATTTCAGTTGATCGTAGATCTATTGAATCGGTGGTAAGAGGTATGACTGGTTTTGGTAAAATCTCAGATGAGGGAACTCATACTCATTTCATCAAAGGTGATATTGTTCCATTATCTAGTATTGCTGAATGGAATGATAAATCTAACCAATCAACAACGAAACCATTAGATGATGCATATGGAATGGTTTTAAGTAAAGATTATGGACAATACAAATCAGGTAATAGAGTAGATAAGAATATGATTAAAGATTTAGAAAAACATCATAAGGAAGTTGAAGTTAAACATCTTCCAGTTGAATATGAACGCACTTTACTTGGCGTTAGACAAGCCCCACAAAATTCACAAGATTTCTTAGCTCATCTTGGATTCCGTTATTTGAAACGTGGTTTACAAGACGGTGCTACTTATGGATATAGTTCTGACATTCACGGATTCCATCCTATTCCTTCGTTTGTTACAGGACAATTAGGTGATGCTAGTCCAGACGGTAGATATTAGAAAAAATACGTGCTATACTTTAAATGTTAGGATGAATCTTATTGATAGGTTAATATCTAAAAAAAAGCGCACAAATAACTGTGCGCTTCTTTCCTGCAATTACTTAATGAAATAATCCAATCCTATAATTACAATTCCATCAATTAAATCATCAACTACTGACTTTGGCTTATAGTTTAAAGATCGCAAAAAAAGTCCTACCAACTGTTTTAACATGTAGGTTATAAAATGATTCTGAACTCATGCACTTATCGGAGTAGATAATGTCTTTGAATGACTTATTTGCGGTAGATACTACTGTTCGCTTAACACCGGATACTAACACTTGGGCCGATCAAATCGTATCGACTTTGGTAAATAAATATCCTAGTATTTCTAAATTGGTTGGAGAAGTTATCTTCTCCAAAGTTGACGCGACCAAGGGAACTGCCGTAGGATACATTTCGTTAATCGGTAAAGCTCAAAGAATTCCATTCATTATTGATGAATTTGAATTAAATCCTTTAGATCTTTACATCGACAATGGAATGTATTTACCTTTGTCAGAGACTAGTTTATCTAGATTAGAAAAACGAGAATGGCCGTTCAAGCTTATATCCCAATCAGAACGAAGCACGATCATAAAAACCGCGTCACTCTTCGAGGGTTCAGGGGATCTGAAGAATAGCTTCATTGCGAAGCATAAAGAAGAGATACAGAAAATTGCTTCTCAGTTTCCTGAGCTTTTAGAATGTATTGCTAACAAACCAGAATCAGAAGAAAAATCAAATCCAGGGGATGTAGTTAGATACTTCATTAAAGAAGCTTCTTCTGATAAGCCAATCGTAGGTCGTAATCTTTCTAATCCAGATAAAGAATATAAACTCTCAGAGTTTGCTAAATTATTTGGAAAAGAAATGGTTTCAAAATTGATGAAAGAGAAAGAGATTTTTATTTCATCATTACCTCCAGTTACTAGATTGATGTTAGACAAAAAGGAAATTCTTAATTCTTATAATCCATCAGAACTTAATGTAGGCCATTATGATCATAATGGTGAATTACTTTTTGTACGTAAATTTGAACATTGCAATATTAGTGATCTTAAGCAAAGTGCTATTAATCCCTATATTATTATAACAAAAAATGGTGAATACTTTAATTCAAATAAAAAGCTTCTCAGACGCGGTGGTGATGCTGCTGAGATTTCTATGGCTTTCCATACAGATCAGCCTGTAAGTGGNGATCTTTGTGGTTTTGTNTTAGGTGAAAGATTCTANGGTCCTTTNAGNTTAGATAGTATTGGTTCTATCGGGAATGATAAGATCTATACCATTACAGATAATGAACTTAAAAAGATTACCATTAGAACTTCTGATAGAGTAAAGAGCATTATTCCTCTTGATGGAAGAAATTATTTAGCCGGTCATTATATTACTTTACTTAAAATAGTCCGTGGCGAAAATAAGACTATTGATGACAAAGCATTTTTAAAGACAGCGGCTTCTAAGGTAATTATCAATAAGAAAATTAATGGCAAACTTAGCGTCAATGATGGTGGTCTGAGTGGTATTAATAATCTTAATACTAAAGATCTTCATAAGAGTGATGCAAAAGTTGCTTTAATGAAATCTGGCCTATCTGAAACTGATGCTAATTATGTAATCATGAAAGCTATGGAAGATCAGTCTTATAGTTTTGACATGCCAGCTAAAACTGCTCAGGTTAATTCCGAAGTAGAAGAATCTCCAATTGTCAAAAATATTATCGATCAGTGTGAAGATTCTAATTTATTAAAAGTTGCTGTTATCACTGGCGACAAATCAAACATCGATCTTGCTCTTGGGTTAAATTTGCTTACATATAATAATGTTAAACGATTTAAATTATTAGTCCCTGAGATCTATAAGATGCTTGATAGAATTTGTAAATTATTAGTTATTAAAAGAATGAATCGTGGAATGTTCCAGATCAATGAAACAGAATTTACTCAGGCTATTTTCGCTTTAGAAAACATCGCAACAGCACTTGGTTCACTTTGATAAAATATCCTTTCCAAAAGCTATTAGTGTATTTATCGACATTAGCCAAATTCGATAGCCTAAAGTTTGCGGAATTGCGAGAACTGTATTTACCCTCTATAAAATTTGATTTTGAAGATCCATTACAATATATTTCACAAGAGTTATTCAAGAAGGGTGTTCCTGCCACTATTCTTAATGGAACATACGATAAACAAACATTTAAATTATTCTTAAGACAAAATGATTTAAACACCCTTCACTTAAGTTTTGAAAACCAAGAATTCTTAGACCTTGTATTTGATTCTGATCTTAGACGTAAAATAGATGGGATGGCATTATCCCCTGTCTTTAGACGAATCGATATTATCAATGAATTTCAAACCATATCACCAATTTTACTTGATCTGTATTTAGACTGTTTCGCACAGTTTAAACAGATTAATAGTTTACGTGTATATGTTAACACGTATATTGGCGATAAAATTGAAATGGATTTGTTTGATCGAATTATTCAAACAACTTCTAGACAGTTTATCAGAGTATTGTTAGATCTAAAAGTTAGTGAGAATAACCCAAAACAAAATATAGAACGAGCATGTAATATCATTAACTACAAACTACAAGAAGCATTATTAACTAACGATTCAAATCAGATAGAAAAATGGATTAAATTAAGTACTGCGGTTTCTGAAAAACTGCATAGACTTGGTTCTGGCACAAAATCAGATCTTCAAGAATTACTTAATCTTCTTCAACAAGATAAAGATTTTGAAGAACCTCATATTTATACTAGAGAAGAACTTGATTCATTACCTCCCAGTCAGGAATTAATTATTAGTTAGTACTTGACGTAAAACATAAGTAGTGCTACAATAATAACTGCCCCACCTGGAAATCGTTTTTGGTGGGGCATTCTTATCCCCAAAAATAAGAAGAGGACTAAATGAGCCAGTTCTTCGTAAGAGAATTAGATCCCGAAATGGGATTAGCAGTTGCTAAAAGAACCTACTTGAGGATTGGAGAGGGGTGGGGGGATTTAGCAGTTAGAGTCGCTTTGGGAAATTCATTATTGCACGAAACCGGAGAAGATGATCGAATTGCAATTCAGAATTCAATTGCTAATGGTTCTTTATTAACATCAGGGCGCCATCTTCAGCATGGCGATGTTACTCAACCCGGTAAAAATCTTGAATTATTTAGCAATTGTTCAACATCATGCACTTCTTTTTTAAAATTCTTATTACTCTTAAATGGTTCTGGCGTTGGTCGTAATTATAGCGATGATGTAATGGTTGTTGATTGGGCCAATATGCCTAATTTATATTGTATATTAAGTAAAAACCATCCAGACTTTACGCTTAAAACCGGCATTAACGGAAGTGCTATCTCAATATTGGAAAAAGAAAGTATTGCTTTATATCCAGATAATCCAGATCTATATTATGAAGTAGAAGATAGTCGTGAAGGATGGGCAAAGGCTTTAGAGATTTTAGAAGTAGCCGCATTCCAGGGGAGGAAGTACGATCATTTTGTATTCGATTTTTCAAATATTAGACGGTCTGGTTCACCTATTCGCGGAATGCAAAATAGACCAGCTAGTGGTCCAATTCCTTTAATTTATGCATTTGTTCATATTGCAATGGTCAAATATTTAGATCTTCCAATATGGAAACAAACTATGATTATTGATCATTATGCCGCAGAGGTAGTTGCGAATGGAGGCTCTAGACGAAGTTCTAGAATTTGCATTAAATATTGGAAAGATAATGATATTATTGATTTTATCAAAATTAAAAAAGAGAATCCATGGCTTTGGAGTTCTAATAATTCAGTCGCTGTTGATTTGGAATATTGGAACGAAGCTGGCATGAAAGGGACTAAAGCTAACGAAATTTTTAATATTATTACAAGTGCAGCTTTTGAAGATGGAACGGCAGAGCCGGGCATTATAACCGTTGACCGTTTGCATGGAAATTACTAATGTCTAAATAGATGACTGGATTTCACAATTAATAAAGGACGAGTTATGATTGGTTCAAAAAAATATACTTTATCCGAAGAAGGTTTAGAATTATATTCAAAAGTTTCAACCATTATTGATAATTCAAAATATCCATACATTATTAATCCATGTTCTGAAATAGTAATTAATGCAAAAGGTGGTTATTGTCTTATTGGTTCATTAGCACCATTCCATTCAAACTCTTTGGATGAAATTATTGAAAATGGTAAATTGCTAGCTCGATTTTTAATTAGAGCTAATTTAATGGATTCTATTTATAAAGAAGAAGTTATTAAAACTAATAGAATTGGCATTGGGATAACTGGTTGGCTTGAATTTGCTTATAAATTTTTTGGATATGGATTTAGAGATTTGATTAATGAAACTAAATCTCAAGATTTTTGGAATTTTATTCAAGTCTTACGTATCAGTAATGAGAATGAGGCTGATAAATATTCAGACCTATTGGGTGTTAACCATCCTTCGACTATTAGTACAATAAAACCAGACGGTTCTATAGCTAAAATTTATGGCCTGACTGAAGGATGCCACCTGCCAGCACGTAGGCAATATCTTAGATGGGTCCAATTTCAGAATAACGATCCATTATTAAAAGAATATAAATCTAAAGGCTATCCTGTAAAAGAATTATTAACACAAGCGAATGTTAGTATAGTTGGTTTTTTAACAAAACCATTAATTACAACTTTAGGTATGGGCGATAAACTTGTAACAGCATATGAAGCTACTATAGAAGAACAATTTCAATGGTTAATTCTTTTGGAAAAATATTGGTTAGGATCTAGAGGTAATCAAATTTCTTATACACTTAAAGTTAATATGGAATTATATTCACTAGAGGAAATAAGACAATTAATTTTAAAATATCAGCCTCAGATTAGATGTTGTTCGTTTCAGCCAGAAATGAGTGCGACAAAATTAAAAACGTTATATGAATATCTTCCTGAAGAAGAAATCTCAGAAGAAGAATATTTATCAATAGCAAATAACATTAAAGAAACAATGGAAGTTATAGTAAGCTTTCATGAGTTACAATGTGCATCAGGGGCCTGTCCATTATAAGCAATATCTAAAAGCTAAAAAGAAAGGCCCCTTTCGGGGCCTTTTTCTTATGCATAAATTTGCATCATTGGATTGATTGTATCATTCATTGTATATTGTTTTACATATTCAATAAATTTTTCGATAGTATCAATTCCACGATTGTTAAACCATTCACAAGCCCATTGATATTCATGATCTTCAAGATTTGCTTTATGACAACCTCCTAAAATAATTTTATTAATATGAGTTTTATTATATTCATCACAAAGAGAAGAAATTTTCAAAGCTATTGCACGTTCTACTACTGTTTTTGGTAAATTATTTACAATAGTACAACCTGCAAAATATTTTCCAACTATTTCCATTTCTTTTTTATCTAAAAAAGTGAAGTGAAAAGATTGCTTACTAAATAAATCATATTTCCCATTACTGTTTCGTGTAACAAAATTCTTTACATACGTCCAGCTATGCAGATTAGCATTAGGATCAATGTTTGCATAATTTCCCATAATTTTATAAGCATTAATTTCTTCATGATAATAACGTGTAAGATTTCTCATTTGCTTAAATGAATATTCGTATTTATCTAAATTAGTCATATCCATATTAATGCCAATACGTACAATTTGTACTTCAATTGGATTTTTTAAATCAAGAAGTGTAAATAAATAAATTGGGTTACTTAACGATAAATAAATATTACCTTCTTTTAATCTTTTTTGTGGAAGCGCATCGTGAATAGAAAAACTTCTATCGAACATTATGTAGCTCCATATTTGGGCTATTATTTTAGTTGAAATAAAGGCCCCTTTCGGGGCCTTAGTTTTATCGTCCATTTTCACCAAGTAAACTAATCAAGCGAGAAGTCACTCGATAGTTCATCGTATTAAGAATAAACTTCGCAAGATCTTCCATGCTTTTCTGATATGAAATCTGATCAAGCTGTGGATACTTTAACATACGAGCTATGTAAATATTCATATTGAAATACAAAATGTTTTCAAAATAAATAGCTGCAATAACAGCAATGATATCAGTCGAGCTAAAACCTGACAATCCAAGGTCTTTAGTTCCCGTAAGAGAAAACGGATAATACCAATCCAGGAACGAGAGATACTTATTAATTTCAAGCGGATCTTCATTAAGCCAAACTTCCTTACGAAGTTCTGCGTTCAAACTAACCCTAGAAAATTTCTTCTGCTTTACCACATGCTTGAAAAGAATGTAGGATTCAATAATGTTAGGCCAAGTAATAGCATTCCTGGCAGCATTAAAAGAAAACATATTTTCAATATCAAGCTTTTGTGCAGTTTTAATCCAGGGGGATTGGCTCCTAAAGATCTTAAGCATATCACCCTTGGTCTGTTTATTAGAAACATTGATCTTCTGAATCAGTTCGCAAACCTCAAGTTCATTTTCAAAATGAGAAATAGGATAGACAGTGCAGCGAATCTTAAACTTCTGTCCTTCCTCTTCTGCCTTTTGAATGAGTGCAAGAATGCGATGCTGTCCATCAAGAATACGATATTTGTTTTTACCAATCTTAAGAAGATGAAACATGGAATTAAGAATTCCTGGTTCATTTTTATAAAGTTCTACATAATTCATTTTAATATCACGATTATCCTGCACTACAAACTTCGTATTCCAATCACCAGAACCAAGAAAGATATCTGTAGTCTCACTCTTGGGAACCCCTGGAACGCAAATTTCGTCAAGTTCTTCCTGAGTAAGTGTACTAATAGTATCTTTAATCTGTTTCATTACTTTTTCTTTAACTTGAGTTTTAGAAAGCTTATCATAAAGATCTTTCGCAGCCTTGTATTCATCTACGGCAGTAACCATTAGTACGACTCCACGATAGCCTTGGCTAAAGAGTAAAGATTTGGATTCCCTTCTTGCAAAACTTCCAAGAGGGCTTTCTTTTCAGGAATGTAAACCTTAGCAAATTCAATTTCAACTAAATCCATATGTCCTCCTATAGTTAAAAGAAACTGGCCCCCACTTGTTAGTGGAGGCCAGCTTATCAAAGCACAAGCCATTTAATGTGCTTGAAGATAGACACCTTTTTGATGGTGCCATCATCCTGTTTCTGATCTTCACTCACCCTTTCGGAATGAGCAAAAATAAATTTACAGGAAAATCCTGCAATTTTCTGCGCTAAGGTGAACATGAAAGCTGGACTTCCAATCGGAAGAATCACAATTTCATATCCATCCATTTTGATAATCTTAGCAAGACGATCTGCCAGCATTATCAAAATACGCTCATCCGGCGCACAGTTGGAAAGCCCAGCATAAAGATCGGGGTCCATTACGCGCAGATGTACAATACTCTGTCTCATTCCAAACATTTTGCCAAGCTGTTCAATTTGAATGTGGGATAGATCATGCTGCATGGTATTAAGAATTACGCTCATTGTAATGCTCCATATGTGTGAGAGGTAATTCTCTCCATATATATTATAACAAATATATTAAAGGTTTTGCGTTAATACTACATCACTACCATTGGGTAAAATGCGCCAAAGTTTGTGATCATAAATTGTTACAAAGTCATTAGCAAAATGTCCAACACCATGAACGTCATCAGGATCATGAATTACCATACCTTTATTATCTGCTATAAAGAGAATTATAAAATTTCCAGAACAATATTCACCTTTAATAGATTCAGCTAAAATAGGAAAATTAACTACATCATTAGGTCGTGCAGCTTCATTTAACTTTGTTTCGATCATCTTCTTTTCCACTTTCGATAATGTGTTCTGCGGTTTTTTCAACAATTGAAGCCCAACGTTTTACCTCTTTAACAATAGTATCAAAAGTTGATTTTTCTACTTCAACGGCCATTACCATCCCTTTACGTAAACTAAAGTTTCATCACCATGATTAAAAGTTTCCAAGAAATTTAAAATATCTTTTTCAAATGGTTCTACGTCATCTTTATATTGTTCAAGCCTATTAGAAAGAGCGTTATAAATTGAATCAACGTTAATTAAACCATATGCCATACCTTCGGCATATACAGACATTTCATTTCCAAGAATATCATCAAGCATATAGAGATAATATTTCCTGCCTAATTCTTCTCCACCAGCAATATACTTACATAAAAGTTCAAGATCAAATGCTTCAAACTTCCTCGGCTGAATCATCTTCTTCCTTTGGTTTGCAACTATCACAATATCTATCTTCAAGATCACTATTATGAAACATTTCACCACATTCGTAACATGATGAATAATACTTTTCACAACAATCTTCACAAAGGTTAACTTCTAAATTTTGAAGATATACAGAAACATCCGTAGCAATCGTTTTACTGCAATTTTCACAATAACTATAATCGCGTTCGTAACACTTTATGCAAATAATACCATCATCACAATAAACATGTTCTGGCTTATAACAAACTAATTCAGTTCCATCATACTGAATTTCGCTCTGATCAATAGTAATATCACTCTCGCAAGAATCACATCTAAATACAACTAATTGTTTCGGCTCAACGTATTCTTCAGTTGGATTAAAACCATTTTGAATACAACATGGACAGCCGTAACCCTTACGAATCATATCAGCTTCCCATGCTGCTACATCACCATGAGATAATCCATAATCATCCCAAGGTTCATTACAAATAGCGCAATGAATATTCATCTTTCCTTCCTATAGATCATATACACTTTACAATCATCATATTCTTCTGGAATTTCATCCATTGGCATTAATTCACGAGCTTCACGAATAGTATATGAACGACCATTTAATTCTGGATTAGTAATAATAAGATTTCCATGAATATTACCTTCTTTCCATTTCTTAAGAATAGCTTCGAACAATGATTCACCATCCTCTGTGAAGGTCCACATATTATCCCAATCAAATTTAATGCTAAGTTTAGATTTACTATTACACGCTTCGTAATAATGTAAACATTCTCTTAAGAGATAGTAAGGTTTACGTAAGCTTTCCTTATCACTTTCACAATGCTCTTTCCAGTCAAACATCCCCCAAGCATTCATACCTCTTGAAAGATAGTAATCTGGATCTTTTACCGTAACATTCATTTGAACAGTTTTATAGTCGAGCATTTTAAAATTAAAATGAATATCTTCATCGTCAAAACAAGGAAGTACTTCATCTTCAATAAACGTATCTATTGCTTCTAAAAATCTTTCTTTTAAATCTTCTTCTTTCGAACCTTCGTAAAAGATACTACGGCACAATTCTTCAATATCATAATTATCAGTAAATGTAATATCTGAAAATTTCTTTTCATTAATCTTAATATGACCATAGATTAAGTCATAAAAGATATCAGTTGGATAATCATTATATGATTCTTCTAATCTATCATATTCTTTTTGATGCAAATTAAAAAATTCCAAAAGATCAAAGAAATCAATATTTTCGGTTAATGAATGCATCGCACACCACAAGTTTTCCACGGTCAGTTTGCATAAGCCAATGATTTCCAAAATCAAATTGGAATTCATAATCATCATCGTGCATAAAGAAATCGATGGCTTCTATCGCTACATCGTCAATTGGTTCTGAATGTTGGATTTGCCATCTGATTGAATTCATTTTACTAATTTTTTTATCTGTTACAATCGGATTACAACATTCTCGATGAACAAGATAGATGCCATTTAACTCATCGTAAAGTAATGCATAAATCTTCGGAATATGCTTAAATTTATTTCTTACAGCATATCGATAATAGTAAAACTTACTAGGATCTTTCGAGAAAAGAAAAAGGGACGGAATAGCTCCGTCCCATTTACTATACACAATCGTATTTGTCCCCCTGGAAAATTCAATAGCATCTTTAGCTAATGAAAATAAAGGAGATTTCTTAATTTCCCTGAGCTTCACCGATACACCTTCTTGGAAAGCTTATATTTAAGACGACGAATATATTTCTTTGCTTCATTAAGATCATGAAAGAGTTTAGATAAGTGACGAGTTCTAAATGTTTCTCCATGACTATTAAGACCAACGATAGTAACTCCATAAATAGGATTTCTGCTCATTCCGGTTCCATATGAAAATTCATATGCAAATCGTTGATTCAGCTTTCCATATCCTTTAATCTTTGGAGTAAACAAATTACGATAATGATTGTATTCTGTTTGGATAATTTCTTTTGCGTCCATCAATACCCCATTGCTTCGGCTGAAAAATCTCGCTGTGTATTCTTCTCAGTATTATCAGGCATTAATTTAGATTCAAAACGTTTCTGATCATAATCTTTTTTGTAACGATTAATAATATCCTCTCTACTTTCTGTACTATAATTATTTTTAAAATACCTTTCAGCTTCTTGATCAAGATCAATCCTGCCACCCTTAGATTGATAATAATGAATCCGCTCCATCTTACCATCACAATCTTTCGAATCTATTGTAATACGAATCTTCCAAACGGGCTGATTCTCTTTATCTACACCTTCTTTAACATAGTAAGTTTCGGCATGATAACCTTCATCTGTAGGTTCATGGAATCCATAAATAGCTACTCCACTACCTAAAATTACTTGAGTTTTATTTACAAATTCATAAATATGATTTCCGCACTCATCATAAGCTGGAGTAGGATAACCGCAATCATCTTCTTCCATTTTAAATGTAAGTACTTCAATTCTATCAACTTCCGCATTTCCATGAATAGTAAAATTATTACAAACAAAATAAAAATCTTCTCTTTCAATCCATTCAATTACTTCAAGATCTGTAAGAATATTCCATTCAGAATCATAACACTGATCTGGATGATCCTTAATAAATTGTTCGCACCATTCTTTATTGTAATTAAAAAGAATACGACGATCATCTTGATCTACAACATATTCTTTTGTATTACTATTGCGAATTGCCCAAAGTTGTTTCATTGAATAAACTCCAAATCTAACTTACCATTTTCACACAACATTTCAATAAAACAAGTATCATCATCTTTAGCTTGTTTTAATTCCATTTTAAACATTTCTTCATCTGTAGGATTTTCAACACCATAGCAAGTTGGATCTAAATCATATTCATGAACTAATGTAAGCCTAACCCTTGCCATTGAATCTCCAATTCCAGAATTTATAGTGAAGGATTAACAGTTTGCGACCGAAGCTATAATCAAAGATATGAAACTTAACAGGATGAACTGGATCACGCAGAAAATCAAAAGCTTCCCGTTCTCCACTAGACATACCACGATCTTCAACTTCAAGATATTTCTTATCATAATGATATGTACAATGAATTCCAAGATCTTTTAATGTTTGAATACGTTCATCCAAACACCATTCTTCAAAAGACATTGAGTAGATATCGCTCATTTACTCTCCAGATCGAATACGCCTTGCGAAAGCATGTCTAGGGACGCCATAGATACTAAGTAACTGATAACGGAATTCAATCTTTTGCTTAAGATAAAGATCTGGATTTTCCCAAATATGTTTTCTAGTATTATGGCTTAATTTTCCAGGGGCAACGTCAAATGTACCACCGGGCCAATTAACAATAAAACGACCAACCATACCAACATGTAAACCTTCACCTTCTTCAATACCAATAATAATACCATCGGCATCAACATGAGGTTTTACCTTAATCCAATCTGGAGAACGACGAGTTCCGGCAGATGGATTATAAACATGGTGCATTGTTTTTAATACAGATCCTTCATATCCTTGTTCAATAAAAATATTTGTATATTCTTGAATCTTTGCATGAAATTCTTCTTCCGAAGTTGCTTCAATCAGATAGGTTGGAATTACGCGCAGATTAGGAATATTTGCAGATGCTACAAAATCTTGTGCTCTTTTTAATACAATATCATATGTATCTGTATGTTTTTTACTCATCCATTGATTAATATCATAAATACCAAAAAGAGTATAAATAGCATCTTCAACCTGTTCATCTTTACGGCGAATAATACCTGTTTCTTCTAATGTACCATTTTCTATTTCACCATCAGTTACAAAATTATATTTAGCTTTTGTATTAAATTCATTTTGAAAAATTTCTAAAGATGTAATATCTTTACCGGTTCTGGTAAAGAAATTCATACTAGGATCTTTAATTCCAATATTTCTCATTCCATCAATTTTAGGCTGAATGTAATGTGGTTCTCTCCAATTAGGTTTAGCCTTATCCCACTGGAGAGCAAACATTACCTCAAATTGTTCAATTGAAAGATTCTTGCAAAGTTTATTAACGTCAGTAGCACCGATACCAAGCCGAAGTTTATTATCAAGAATATTTTTAAACATTTCAACTTCAGTTGTAGTATCTAAATACTGATCTGCAAAATTGGAACAAAGTATAATACCATCGTTGCCACGTACAGAACCAGAAGCTAATAAGGAAAGAAGATCATAAAGCTTTTGGACCTTTTCTTCTTCTGAGTCAAAACAAAATGATTTAACATTACTTACTTTAATTTTATCTGTATCCACAAAGAAACGAATATCTTTATCAAAAATCATATTAAGTAATTTTACATAAATAGGACCACATGATGCAATGTGGTCCAATTCATGTGCTTTATCTTTTTTAACTTTAATAAAACTAATCTGATTCAGATCTGTTAAGATCATTGTCAAAATCCCCTATGATAAGCTCACCGCATATTTCACATTTCTCCCAAACGTCAGGAGCATTTAAGATACTTTCATTATGTCTGGAACCATGCCTAATACAATAGGCATGGCCCCACTCGTCAAAATAACCTATTACTTGGTTAGAAGTGTTCGCAGACATTTCTCGAATTCCACAAAGTTATCAAATTCACGAATGTCAGGTCTATCTGTCATTCCATTGAAAATCATCTTAATTGTCCAGAGTCCATCAATACATCCAATCCAAAGACTATTATAAACACAACGTTCAGTTGCACAATACTGAACATTCTTTTGAGTCTTGAAATCAAAATGCACACCAACATCAATATCTCTTATACCGGAAATGATAAAATCATGAAGTTCTTTACCATTTTCATTACCACTAATTTTTTCTCTATAGGTAAATTTAAATGGCTTACTAAGCTTATGGTCAGATGCAAGAATAGTTCTAATCTTTTCTTTGACCGTAGCGCACTTACTGACATTGATATGTCCATCAATGAACTTGGCATTATCAACCTGGGGCACGAAGCCATCGTTTTTAATCTTAACTATATCATAATTAATTCCGTAGTAGCGAACGCCACGCCCCTTACCGTCCTTTTTAATTTCACTTAAATCCAGGGCGCTCGACAGTAAACGAGAAATATCGTCTGGTTCAACATCACCAAATTCTTGCTTGATCTCATCGAAAGTTGCTCCACCCGTATTACGAGCATCGATATAGTTAAGCAAATCACGTAAACGCACATTAACTCCTAAGTTAGACTAGCTCTGAGAAATTCACGGAAATCATCGTAATCGCCAAATACTTCTCTTTTTTGTTTACAGTTTTCAGCATAGAATTTTGTGAAGATAAAATTTCTACCTTCTTGACTAAGAGAGATTTGATTATAATGATAATTGATTTTCTGATCAATTATTTCATTACGTTTACTTATTTTGTTATACATCAATGTTGTTTGAATAATCTTAACACCTGATGCTAAGAATTTTGCTATAGTTTTATCGCCTTCTCCAAAACGTTCAACTGTAGAGAAGTATGGTTGACCTAAGCATGGTTTATCTGATTTAAGAAATACTTCCATATCTGTAGTAGCTTGTTCAAATACCGTTTCTTCTTTAACTACTTTTTCTCCAAGAGTTCCTACAAAATATCTAGTGCCTCGCTTCTCTCCATCCTTTTGGATTACCTCATTTGCTAATCCTAATTTAATAAAAGAACGAAGTTCAGCTTCATCGTTAAAGACAGCTTTTAATTCTGAAAATGAAGCGCCAGATGTTTGAGTCTTTAAAAAATTTGTTAAATCTTTTAGACTATCCACGGATCACCGTCAATTCATGAATGTAATTAATTAATTCTTCAATAGTTGGAAATTCTTTTACTCTACGAGTTTCCCCATTTGTAAAGAATTTCATTCTAAGTAAATCTGGACTCTTACGACCTATACTAACTGCGGCAACTTCATCTGAGAATAAGAAATCAGAAAGTTGATCAACCTTTTGATTAATCTTTCTTTCTTTATTAAGTTCATCAGTTATTCTTTCAATTTCACTCTGGTCTACATCTTTGTAAATATACTTAGATCCGCGACCTAGACCTTCATGCCAAATTTCTTCTTCATTGACTAATACTTCAATAATTGGAAGAACTTGATATCTCTGAAGTTCTAATTCTTCTACAATCATTGGAATTGTTACAATCTTACTTTTCTTAATAAAATTAAGAATAGCAATTTTTAAATCATTTTTAATTTCTTTTTGAACTTCAACTGGCTTAACACTTTCTAATAAAAAGTATTCAGTCCAACGAAGTTCTCCACGTTTTTCAATTTTACCAAGATCAATTAATTCTTTAAGTGTATTAATGACAGTTGGAACTGAGTAATCTTTTAAATCCAGATCTGTTCGCTTAAACCACTTACCGGAAAATTTACGAGCTTCTCGCAAAATAAGATCTTGCCAAGTTAATGGTTTAGTTTCTTCAGTTAATTCTTCTGTAGGTTCTTCTGGATGAATAGAATAGTAAGCTCCACGTTTATTACCGAACATGAAGATTTTCTTATCAATTCTAAGATTAATCAAAGCATAGCGTAATTGATATTCTTGATTATTTGGGTATGTTTGAAATAAATCTTTAACGGTAAACCTAACACGTTCTTTAGAAAATCTTAAAACTTTTTCTAAAATATCTTCAGAAACTTCCTTTTTTTCTAATTCAGTATTACTCATTATTATCCACCTTGAGTAAAGTTTTAATATATTCTTCTAAATTATTCTTTTCAGTATACGGAATAGTTATAAGTTTTATTCCATTTTTTAATGCATATTTTAGTTTTCTAGTATCTCTTTCGATTTGCATTATAAATTCTTCTTCTGTTCTATGATAATAATTTGGAAATTTATAATGCTGTTCACCATTATATTCAAATGCTATTTTACATTCTTCATTATAACCATCCCATTTAAATAATTGTCCATCAAAATCCTTAAAAGAATATGGTAAAAATAAAAAACCTAATATTTTTTCTAAAATTTTTCTACATTCATTTTCATGTTTAAAGGATGAACAAATAAAACATCTGTTACCAGTCTTTAAATTGCTAAGAGTTAGATAACATGTATGATTATTGTTACATTTAATTTCTAAAGGAGTTTTAGCATTTATATATTCTGTAGAAATTAATTTATATCCAATAGATTCAATAAAATTATTAACTTCTATAAAGTTTAATTTTTGTTTTCCAAAACAAACATCACATCTATGACCAATTTTTAAACTATAAAATACTGGATAATAAATATGTCCATTATTACATTCTACCTTTAGTGGTGTATTTGCATTTATATATTCTGTAGAAATTAATTTATAACCAATTGAATTTATAAATTCTTTTATCTCTTTAATTGTATATTTTTTATTTCTAGAACAACAAAATGGACACCAACTATTATTATTTTTTACATTTTTCCATATTGCTTTCCATTTATGTCCATTTTTACATTGCCACAGCATCTTATAATTAGTATTTATATATTCTGTAGCTAAACATAATCCACCCGGATGATGTTTAGCTACAAAATTATCACATATAGTTAATCTAGCATCTTTACGTTGATAAGATTCCTGATCCGTCACGTTTGTATCCCTTTTCAGTCATGAACTCATCAAAAGTTTGAACTTTCGGAATCTGAGCAGTTTTAAGAAAATCAGTTACACTATTAACTTTCTCAGAATTTACATAAATAGAATTTTTATATCCAAAGCCACAAATTCGTCCTGGAATACTAACTAATTTACAATACCTAGAATCTGGAACTTTTACATGACGCTGGATAAACGAAATAATTTCTGAAAGAATTTTAATCTTTTCACCTGATCCAACTAATATAAACCAGCCATCTTTATCAGGTTTGCAGCTAGTTACTTCACGCTTAAGATAAAGAGAACTCCAATCAGTTTCACCTTCTTCATCAATTGGAAGAACTAAATTCTTTGGAGTATAGAGGACTTCGTAAATGAAGAATGGTTCAAAGAATGTTTTTTCAAGTGACGTAATCCATTCAGAATATACTTTATGCTGCTCTTTGTAAACTTGATCATATTCTTCTTTAAGAGAAAGAAGGCGAATTTCATTAGCTTTTCTAATTGCTTCTTTTTCTTCAATTTCAGCTTTCTGTAACTGTGCCTTACGACTATATTTATTATTAAAATCATCTTTAAAAGTACGACTAAAAAGCGAACACTTATTTACACGATCCACAACATCAATATAGTTTGCATATTTTTCAAGATCATGATTAATAAGTGTCATGTAATCATGTTTTTGATCTATCGCTCTACGGGTAATTGCTAAGAATAACTTAGAGACAAAATTTTCAAAAGAATTTTTGTCTACAAGATAATAATTAGTCATTCCGTAAAATTGCACTGTACTAAATTTAAATTCAATTCTATTAAAATTAACCATTACTGTAAATGGAATATCAACTTCTTCAACGGTGATATGTCCAGAACCTTTTACAGATGAATTATCTGTATTATATCCAATTGAATATTCCCAATTTTTAAGATTTAAGTCATTAAGATATGGTAAAAAGTTATCATATAAAATAGCTTTAAGATCAATCCTTAATTTTTCTTTCATTTGCTCTACAGCAATCTGATCAACTTGTTCAAGTTCAAGCGCATGATCAATGATCTTTTTCATTTATACCTCTATTGTATCACGTTTTAGATTGAATGTCAAGTGTGAATTGACCAACCATCAGTAGGTTCTAAACAAACACTAAAGGTTGGATCACTACCATCCCCGCCATTATCATGATTACCATGGAAGATAATTCCTCCACACATCCAAGGATCACCAGTTCCACGCTTCCTCATCAATTCGCCATTTACAATTTCGCACTGATCCATTTGATAGACCGAGAAATAAAAGCTCATTGGCGCAAAGTCTTTTCCAAGAAAACAGATATATTCTTTACCATTATTATGATAACAATGACCTACCCTAAAGATACAGTTAAGAAGGTTTTCAGCTTTATTAACACTATGAGCAAACTTCATTACTTCCTGAAGGTATTCGCGGTCAGTTGGATAAATCATACTTCCTCAGTCAATTCATCTTCGGTAAAAGTTTTATCAAGTTCTTGAACGTAATATTCAACACATAGTACTTCACCATTTACTTCTTCAAAGTTCTTATCTTGACGATCAATTTCTTTGTGAAGCTTAGTCCTGTCTTTTGCAAGTTCTTTAAGTTCATTTAAATCTTTAACCTCAATGTCAACAGCGTCAGTTACACTACGGGCAAAATAAATTGTAGCTTTCATTATAGTTCTCCCAGGATTAATTCTTTGAAACAAGGCAATGCTTTAATAGCAGGACAGATTACTTCCCGCCATTCTGGCATTCGGTGATCCTTACGATATTGATACATATTAGAAAGCACCTGATAACTGAATGAACGATTACGCTTTTGCATCCAGCCTTCAGGAAGGATTGATTTAATTACTTCAATAGGAATGGCTTGACGAGAACCAAAATTATCTGTAAGATTTTCTACGTTTGCCTTAAACTGTTCAACCACATAATCTGGTGTATAATCTACAAACATATCAGAAGTGATATCTTTGCATTCTTTAATAAGTGTATACATCGTTGATTCGGAACTTATCATTCCAACACCAACGGAATAAGTATCCAACTCAACCCAAATAGAACGTGGCATGTTAATACGGAACCAAGCCGTAATGCCTCGTTGGAACTTAGCGTGAACCGGACCTTGTTTAATAAGCTTTGATGCTAAAGCGGCATCTTTAGGGCCTAACTCAATTGATTCGCGCCTTGGATCACCATATCTAACTTCGGTAGAATCTCCAATAGATTTTGTTGGATATCTCATTCCCTCAATAGCGGCAATGAAGCCACCAACTTCAATTAATTCAAATTTTGTTTCACTCATTTATAACACCCCAACGCTACAGCATCACCACAAATGTTAATTTCATTGAGTAATGGCTTTTCTTTTACATCTACATATTTATTACAAATTTTACAATGTGAACGCCAAAAATCACAATATTCAATTGGATTAATATGTCTATATGGACGAAAGAATCGTTCCATTGTATGACCACGTAATTTACAAGATTCTAAAGCTTGTTTCTTTAATCTTTCAATCTTCCGCATCATCATCACCATATGTATCAAGTAAATATTTATTAGCTTCTTCTTCACTTTTAAAAGGACCACACCAATCAGTGCAATCCATATATCCAGGGGCACTAAGTCGAGCAAACCATCCTTCTTTAAGTTCGTAAAGATCAACTTCTTTAGCTTGCGTTAAATCAGTAAGGCAATGCAAAGGATCTGTCTCTACGTTAATCAATTCTAAAATTTCATTTGAAGATAATGTACCAGCGGGAACACACATAGTTCCTTCTCTAGTTTCAAAAATTTCAAAAGTTTCAAATACTATTTCTGGCTGCATGAATGACATTACTTACCCTTCCACGTTCCAGCTTCTCGCTGAACAATTTCATTGATTCTTTCATTAGGAATATGATTATTATGCCCTCGAACCCAGATAGCTTTTACTGTTTTGTGTTTATCTATTGCTTTTTTTAATTCTATCATTAAATCTAAATTTAATCTATTTGGATCTTTTATAAATTTATTTATCCATAAATTTATACTATTAACTACATAAGTTGCATCACTGACTATTTCTACGTCTGAAGGTTTTTTAATAAAATTAAGACCTTCAATTGCAGCTAATAATTCCATTCGATTGTTAGTTGTGTTTTCTACTCTTTTACTAAATGATGCTTCTTTTTTTAGCTGATAGATATCATGTTCTGGATTGTAAACTAAATACTGAGCTATAAAACCATAAGAGCCTACATCACGAATTCTTGAATATGCCCCGTCAGAATATAGAATTACTTTACTTTTCATATGTCCCCAAATGAGAATAGCCACTCTTGCGAATGGCTATTCTCGGACTGACTAATTAATTATTCGTACTCACCCAATTTAATTTTAGCATAAACATAAGCGCAAACTTCTGTATCTGCTAAAGCTCTATGAGCCTGAGTGTTGATAAAATTAAAATATTCACTTAAAGTACCAAGTTTGTCATTTTTGGGTTTCGTAAGAAACTGTTTTGACAATTTCCAAGTACATTCAAAAGGTGGAAGAACCGAATCATAACCTAGCCTCACTAAGTTATATTTTAGTTTTCCCTCATCAAAAGCTGCATTATGAGCAATGCAGCGTGAAGCTTCCGTTTCTTTCAGCCATTCAACAAATTTAGCGAAAGCAGTAATATCTTCTTCCGCATTTTGCAATTCTTCATCAGTAATCTGATTCGCTTTTCTAGCACCCTCACTAACAGGAACTCCACCTGGATTAATAAGAGTTTCGAAAGTATCAAATTTTACATCAAAGCCATCGAATGAAACTCGAATAGCTCCAATTTCAATAACTCTAGCATTACCTTCAAGTCCCGTTGTTTCAGTATCTAGAAAGATTAAATCGCCTAGATATGGAAACTTGCTGTAAAGCCTTTCGAAAATTGAAACTAATCTATCCATTCGATTTTCTCATAAATAAAAAAAGGGGCATTGCTGCCCCCTTTTTATAGTGAAACTGATTAGGCTTCAACCTCTTCAGCAACAGCAA